CCGTGGTTGAAGAGGATCTTCACGCGGTCCCCGCGCTCGGCGATGGTCTTGGTGAACGCGCCCGGAAGAACCCGCTCCAGGAATCGGCCCTCGTACCAGCTGGAGATTTCGTACCAGGCACCAAACGCCGAGAACCGTAGCACCATGACGGGGGCACCGCCGGTCTCGGCGCGCACCGCAGCGCGCTCGTCAGGCTGCTGCGACTCCTGCTCGACGGCGGCGGCCAGAAGGCCCACAGGGGCGGTGAACGCCCGGACGGTGATCAGGTCACGCTTCACGGCTGCTCTTCCTCCTCATCAAGGACGGCTCCGTCTGCGGGCCCTTCCTCGTCCTCGGGATCGTCGTTCTCGTCGGCCTGGCCTTCGTCTTCCGGCTGGCTCTGGCTCTCGCCGTTCGGCTGCTTGAACGTGGTGCCGGGCGGCTGCAGCTGCACCGACAACAGGCCGGTGTGCACGAGGAGGCCGGAGTCCTGGGCAGCGACCGCAGCCTGCGCCGACTCGGGCGTGAAGCCCTCTCTGACCAGCGCCGCGATCGTGGACGCCTCGACCTGGAAAATCTCGGCTGCGTCCTTCTTGTCCTCGCGCAAGAAGGACACGTCGCGGTCGTCGTACCAGAGCTGGGCGTTCGGCCGTGCGGGGAGGAGGTTCGCCAGCGACCCGGCGGCGTTCCGCCACAGCGGCCTCAGCGTCCCGTCGCCGAAGCGGCGCCGCGCCTGCGCGTAATTCGAGTACGTCGCCGACGCCAAGCCCTCGGACAACCCCACGATGACCGGCGGCACGCCAAGGGCCGCGGCGACGCGGGTCTCCCCCAGCGCCTGGATCGCCTTGTAGCTCATCTGCTCGAAGCTGTTGCCGACCGTCTTCACGTCGGCGCCGCCACCGAGATAGAGCGTCTTGAAGGCGTTCAGGGCGCCCTTGTGGTTGGCCTCCATAACCGCCTTGAAGCGGGCGAACACCTCCGGCGTCACTGAGGCGTCCATCGTGACCACCATGTTCGGCGTGGCCCCGTTCTCGAAGAAGCGCAGCTTGTGCGTTGTCGCCGCCAGGTCGCCCTCGATATCCCGGATCACCGCCTGCAGCAGTGACATACCGCGGAAGGACGCCACCGGGTCAGGCACTGGCGCGTAGTGGCAGACCTCCTCCGGCAGCAGCACATCCACGCGGCCGGTCGGCGGCTGGTAGATGTACCCGATCAGCTCGGCGTCCAGGTCGAACGCCTGCAGGTCCGGGTCCTCATACGAGCCGAGCACGATGGTCACCCAGTCCGGCCGCATCCGCACGATCCGATCCCGGCCGTCCCTGCCGCGCCGCCGAGTCGCGAAGAAGCCGCCCGCCAGGGTCGAATCCTGCTCCATCCGGGCCAGCAGATCACCCGTCGTGCCACCCGGCCACGGCCGCTCCAACAGCCCCAGCTCCGGGCCGCCGAACAACGCGCCCGCCCGGCCACGGTTGAAGCCGCGCCACTGGAACCGCGCCTCGCTGAAAACGAGCAGCCGGGCCAGCAGACACGCGAACACCACGCCGGAGCGCTTGTAGACGCCGTTGACGATGCCGTCGAAGTTGCCCTCGATGCGCTCCCGAGACCCGGTGATCGTCTGGTAGAAGCCGAACCCGAACGGGTCACCCGCGAACGAGTTGAGGTAGTCGTCCCAGCCGAACCGCGACAGGGCGGCCGGACGCTGAAACCGCTCAGCATGCCGGGCCGCGACCCTCTCCAGCAGGCCCATCAGGACCGAGACCGCCCGCCCTTGACCAGCCGCGACCGACGCGCGTCGCTCCAGCCCTCACCAGCCGCAACCCACGCGATCGTCAGCCCCAGCCACAGCATGCTCACCGTCCAGCCGAGCATGTACGGGACGCCCACCAGGACCGCCGCCAGCAGCCGACCCACCACGAACAGGCCCTTCCGCGCGTCAACACGCCGTGCCCGCCCAGAGATCCGGTCCACCGGAATCGTCAAGGTCGCCACCGCCGCCCCCTCACCCGAACGCCGCCCATGGCTCGACGGACTCCAGCTTCCACACGTCGTCTTCGATCGCCTTACCGCGGGCGTGGTAGGCGAGGATCGCGGCCACAAAAGCGTCGATCCAGTGCCCCTGCTTCTTCTTCACGACCCGCTGGTAGAACTCCGGGATGCCGGAATCCTCTCGCGGAGGTTTCCGCTTGCCCTTCGCAAGGGCTGCGTTGCCGGCGTGCCGCGTCAGCAGCTCGTCGCCGTCGTGCGTCAACTCCTTGTTACGGTAGGCCGTCATGAACCGCTCGATCGCCTTATCCATGCGGATCTCGACGTTCGTCGGGAACTCCACCACCTTGTCGGGCCACAGCGCCGACCAGGCGTCGATGTAGTCCTGCCAGCGGTACGGGTCCGCGTACAGGTAGCCCACGTTGTACGCCTCGAACGTGCCCCGCACCGCCTCATCCACCTCGGAGCGCGGCACCTTCCAATCACCGGTCGCGTCCTTGGGACGCTCCCACGTCCGCAGATGAAACAGGCGTCCGTCCTCGCGGCAGGCAATCAAGCTCGTGGCGTCCTGATTGCGCGAGCCGTCGAACCCGAGCGCCACCCTCGCTCCCGCGGCCAGCACCTCGCCGGGCCTGGCCAGCGCCGCCCACTTGATGCCGTCGATCGCGTCCTGCGTACCGCCAGTCGTCTCGTTCAGGAAATAGCGGCGCGCCTCATTCTCGCCCGTCGACTCGTCGCGGATGTCGGCCAGGATCCGGCCCTCGCGCACCCATCCACCTCGCGACCGGATCGAGTCGCCGTACACGTACCGGATCTCCTCCAGCACGGCAGCGTCGTCCTCCAGGTCCACCCGCGTGCGCGGCGGCCGGTAGTCGACGTAGACGCCCGGCGCCTTCGCCTGGTTGGTCCGCTGCGCGACCGACTGCTCGGTGGGATCCCACGCATTGGTGATCTCGACCCAGCGGCCACCCATGCCGGCGATGTTCCGCTTCATGTTCTTCGCCAGCAGCACGCCACCGTTCGACTCCACCATCAGATGCGACTCGGTGAACGTGGCCTTCGTCAGCCGCGCACCGAGACGGGCACGGCCCGAGGACGTGGCGGGCTCGATCCAGCCGATGCCGGGCAGCTTCACCCGTGTCTCGCCCACATCCAAGCCAGGCGTGTCCGCGAGCGGCCCGTCGCGAAGCATCGTCACGATCGGGTTGAACGTGTTCGCCGTCTGGTCCTCCGACGTGGCCACGCACTGTACCCACGGCGACGGATGTGGCCGGCCAACAGGTTCGCCAGCGGCATCCCATCCGGCGAACTGGTCCTCGCCTAGGGCGTGCGCGCAGATCAGCGCCGCGGCGAATGGGTCCTTGCCCCACTTCTGCGGGCGCACAAGCTGGGCGCCATAGTAGACGAACGCCTCGCTGCCCATATCCGCGGTCGCGTCCGGCCGCAGCCGGTACAGCCACAGCAGGAAGCGCCACATCTCATCTGTGAGCAGGTACGGCTGCCCCATCCTGTCGCCGTCCGGGACGATGAGGTTCGCCTCGATCCAGTCCCCGATCAGGTAGCCCAGCGTTGGCCAGTGGTTGTCCTCATCCGGCCCTTTCCAGGGCATCGATCGTGGCCCCCTTCTGAAGGTTGCACCTGAGGTGCGCTGCACGAAGGTTGGCCATCGAGTGCATGCCGCCCCTGCTCAGAGGGATGACATGATCGATGCTCGGGGACATCGGGTATGGCCACGGGGCTGAGCGGTCGATCGGCAGGGAGCAGATCTGGCACGTCCAGTTGTCCCGCTCGAACACATCAACGGCTCTAACGGGTTCGTCTGCCTTGGCGCCCCGGACGACGGCCCGGCGCTTCCTCGCCTTGTCTCGACTCCGCTCTGCATGCCTGGGGTCGCGTTCGCGGCAGATGGTGGAACAGAAGGTCGTATCTACTCGACGACCGACGATCGGTCCGTCGCAGGTTGCGCACGTTTTCGGCGCGTTGCGGAGCCGTCCGTCCGGGTGGCTGTCCTTCCACCGCTGACAGGCGTTGCTGCACGTGCGGGCTTGAAGATTGAGGTGATCAATGTTCTCACCGCACCCCTCGCAGGTTCGCCCTGTAGGAAAGGGAATGCCCGGATGCTTGCTCGCCCACCACTGACAGCGCTTGTCGCAGAACTTCGTCTGGGGGCCCCTGCCCTCAAGGCTCTTGTCGCACGCCCCGCATCTACGTGTAGGGCGAGGGCTCCCAGGATGCTTTCGCGCCCACTGAGAGCAGGCTGTTGAGCAGGTTTTCACCAGCCGAGACCGATGCCCAATGGGTGCGTCACAGGCAATGCACGTACGATTCATCCGTCGACTCCAACCAGTCGGCCACGCCCCGGGGGTGTTCCAGCACTCGCCGGGGTCTCGATTGTGTCAGCCGCCTACGACGTTTTCGGCCCCGCTCACGAATCCACCGCGCGCACACGACGTTGACCGCCCGAGGCGGCGCGCAGCGGCACCACTTCGCCGGGTTCATCGATCTGCCATCGCAGCCGCAGGAGCGCCAGCGGATTCAGGCCCAGTCGGTCCTCCATCTGCCGTACCTCCGACAGCACGGCCGCCGACGCGTCGGGCCTCTCTGCGGCCAGCAGGAGCTGCACATACCGCGCGACCGACCGCGTGTACCCGAGCTGCGCCCAGGCATGCGCCTGCGGCGTGCGCCACAGCTGCTCCCACACCTGTACGGCCGCCTTCGTACGGCGCCCCAGCGGCCACTCGGGGATCGCCCCTTCGTAGCCGCCGGCGGGAAGCTTGACCAGCGACGGTGTCGTATTCCGGCGGCGCGCGTTCGGGTTCGGAGGCGGCCCCATGCCGGCCATGGGCTCACCTCCTCGCGCTGCGCGAAGCTAGGTCTGGGCGGGTGGTGAAGCCCAGACCCGTACAGAAAAAGAGCAGGCTGGGCGGCGGGTCCTTACGGGCGGGGGGATGCACGAGGGGAGGGTGCCCCCCTACCCCTTGGGTGTGGCCCGGTTGCCGCGGGATAGGTTGCAGGTGGCGCACGAAGGGACGTAATTGTCGATCTCGTTCGATCCATTGTGCGAGCGATGCTGCAGGTGGTCGGCGTGCGTGGCTGGGCGTTGTCCACACCAATGACACATTGGGTTGTCTGCGAGCAACTGCTTGCGGATGCGTTCGTGGTCGTAGCCGAGGCCGCGCTCGTGTCGGCTCCCGCGCTGTGAATCACGCTGTCGTTCACGCGCTGCTGAGCAGGTTGAGCAGCGTGGTCCTTTGCCGGCGTGCAGTTGCTCGCAGTCGATGCATTCGCGCCTGGCCATGCGATCAGCTCACTTGCGTCGTGTTGTGCTTGGTGTGGCAGCTAGGTCGTCGGCGATGCTTGCTGCGTGGTGGTCGTGGCGTACCAGGGCGAAGGTGTACCGGTGATGGTGACGGCTTCCTGATCGCGTTGCATGACGTGGTGGATGGTGGGCGTGCGCCGTGGATGGACCACTTGCGGTCGGCCAGTGTCGGGGCGAACTGACCATGCCAGGGTCGCTTTACGCCTCTTTCCTTCGAACTCCACTCACCGACGTGGGTCGGTTCCTGACTCTCCTGGGGTTGCCTGAGACGGGTCCCGATGTTTGTGGTGGTCCCCGGTCTTTATCTCCCCCGGTCTGTCGCTCGGGGTGGCGTAGTAGACCAGGGGGTGCATCGTAGGCCCCCCGATCGGGGGGCAGTCTTCCCTGCTGTTGTCCCCTTCCGGCGGGATCTGTCATGCCCCGGGGGATTGCAGCCTGTCGCCTGGGGCTACGTGTCGTCAGGTGATGTGCGGGATGAGCGCCGCCGCCACGCAGAGCGCGAGGCCGAGGGCTACGAGATCGATGCGTCCTCTCACGCCGAAGGCTGCGAGGAGGAAGCAGAGCAGGGCTGCGACGAGGAGCAGGATCTCCCACATGTGATGTTCCCTCGGGAGTCGTGGCCGGGCGGACGGCAAGCTTGCGGCGTGCGGCTCGAAACCATCCGCCCGGAGTTGAAGGGGGTGGCGGTCTGGACCCCGGAGGTCTCGCGGAACCCCTCAGATCCGCGAGCAGACACAGACCGCCACCCGGGGACTCCATCGGGGCATCCACGGGGGAGGAAACGCGATGGAGTCCGCTGGCGCGTCACCCCGGCAAGGGACACGCGTCTGTGGGAAATGCGAAAGCCCCGCTCGAATGGCGGGGCTTGTCTTTACCAGGACATACCTCTGGTTAGGGATCAGTTTTCCACAGGCCCTCTACCTGCGTCAATTCAGACGCTCACGACCTGGTTTCGTGTCGCATCCGCCCTTACGGCTTCCATGCCTCTTTGTAGCCTGGATGGTCGGAATAGGGGAGGGCCAGGAGGCGGACGGTCTCACAGGGAGCGTCGGTCACGTGATAGTGATCGTCATCTCTGCTTGAGCATTCCAGGCAGATCCAGGCAGGCGGATCGTACTGGCGATAGTGCACCGCCTTGTGCAACTCCAGGATCCGCCGCTTGGCTTCGACCTCGCGCAGCACGCGGGCCGGGTCATGGCGGACGATGTGGCGGACGGTGGCCCGCAACTGCTGGCTGTTCAGGGCGAACCCGTCGGCCACTGTCTCGCCATCCACGGCGACGACCTCGTCCTGTTCAGGGTTCGCGTGCCACGGGCCTGGCGAGGCTGTGGCGGCTTCCTTCTCGTCTTCGTCGAGGCGGGCATGCAGGAACGCGATCAGGTCATCCATCAATCCGGCCATTCGGCGTAGTAGGCGAACATGTCTGGAACCTTCTCGCCGATGCGGTAAATCACTGTGCGGTTGGCCGCCTCGATGCGCATGACGTCCCCCTTGATAACAATCTCAGGTGCACCCTTGCCATCGCGGAGTTCACTGAGGAGCTCGCCGGACACCATGACGCGCGGGTCTGCTTTGTCCACTGTCAGGCGCCCGTCCTCCCAGTGGCGAGTGAGGATGCAATCGCCGACGTTGTCCCACGGGCCGCGCCCTCGCGACCCTGGGGGCAGTTGGAGTTCGGTCACGGCAGCCACTCCTCCCGGTAGTTGAAGTGGTCGGATAGGTCATCCATCTGCGCTCTCCCGATCCATTTCGAGCAGTTCGGTTGCCAGCGTGCGCCGCTGGTCCGGGGTGAGCCTGATCGTGAGCTGGCCGCGGGGCACGATGATGACATCGCCGCCGGGGCAGGGCAGGACGTCGCAAGGGAGTGATGGGGAGGCGGCCATGATCCCGCCATTATCCCAGATCAGGCGATCTAGGAAGCCTTCGCCGCGAGGTTTTCGGTCTGGGCGACGCGCTTGGCGAGCCAGTCCCATTCGGACAGGGGCCAGACGGGGCAGCCGCGCCACCAGGTGCCGACGTCCTTCGAGGGGGGTTCACACAGGTTCTCGCACACGATCGCGACCAGGTTGCCGGGGAGTTCGCGGACGCGCCAGGTGCGTGCTCCGCCAGCGGGCTGGTCGGGGGTGATGCCGCGGCACCAGGGGCATTCGACGTCCAACCGCTGCCCGTCGAAGGTGAGCGCCAGCGCGTGGGCGACTTGGGCGACCATGGTGCGGGCGATCGGGGCTGCGTGGCGGGTGAGGTCGTCGGTCATGTGCTGGGCGGCGAACTCAAGGTAGGGGCGGGCGTCCAGCTGGCCGAGGCCGGGGGACGGGAGCGGTGAGAGGCCGGCGTGTTCTGCTACGGCTGCGGCGAGGTCGTCGGCGCGGACGAGGACGTCCAGCATCGTGTCGAGCACCCCGAGGTCGAGCGGGGCAGGGTGTTCGCCTGGGGCGACGTGGGAGCGTTCGAGGCGTTCCTGCCAGGCCTGCCGGTCGCGTTCCATGCGCTGGTCGGTGTTGAGGTCGTGGTGCCGCCACGGGCGCGGGGTGCCCGGGAGGCGGGATTCCGTCAGGTCTTCCCAGTAGGCGGCTACCCACTTCAGGTCATCTGCGACGAGCTGGACATACGACACTTTGCCTCCCCCGAGGTTTACGCTGTGGGAGACACGTTGAGGGACGGGTCGAGGCGAGTCGGGTCCGAGGGCGGTCCTCCATGGCGGTGGAGGGCCGCTTTCGCGTTCAGTGAGAGTCTGGCGTATGTCGGCGTGGTGGATGTGGCAGTAATCGTCTCACGCCATCCAGACTTCTCCGTCGTGATGGTCGTGGCCGAACCGGCAGCGCATCCCCATGTACGTCTCGAAGCAG